CTCACGCGCAGAATTTTTTCCCTACGGAGGATAATTTGCCAGCCGAACGACCCAGCAAGAAATCTGCCCCCAAGGTCGGACGACCACCGAAGGAAGCGGTGCTGATGTCCTGGCCACCCGGCTCGGACCAAGTAGTGACGCCTCTCGAATACATGCTGCACGTTATCAACGATCCGAAGGCCTCGGTTGACCGTCGCGATCGAATGGCTATGGCTGCGGCCCCCTTCGTTCATGAGCGCGTGTCGGACACGGTCGTCGGCAAGAAGCAGAAGCTGCAGGCTGCTGCGGCAACGGCGGGCCAGGACAGCGACTGGGGTGACGATCTCCGTTCGGAGGATGTCAGGCCGAACTGATGGAGTGGGATACCTCCTGCACCGACTGGGAAGAGCGGCTACTCGCCGGCCGCTCGCTCGTGCCGGATCTGCCTTTGTTCCGTTCCGAGGCCGACAGGGCGTTGCGGGTGTTCAAGCGCCTGCGGATCCCCGATGTGATCGGGACGCCCACCAACGGCGAGGCTGCTGGCCCTTGGTTGTTCCCGATCGTCGAGGCGATCTTCGGCGCCTACGACGCGACGACCAATCGACGGGCGATCCAGGAATGCTTCCTGCTCGTGCCGAAGAAGAACTGGAAGACCGGCGCCTCGGCCTGCATCATGCTGACGGCGCTGATCCTGAACCGTCGGCCCGAAGCGGAACTGACGTTGATCGCGCCCACCAAGGATGTGGCGGACAGAGCGTTCGGGCATGTCCAGGGATCGATCCGGCTGGACGCCCAGCTCGCCAAGCTATTCCACGGACAGAACCACATCCGGACCATTACCAACCGGAACACGGGTGCAAAGCTGCAGGTCAAGGCGGCTGACACCGACATCGTCACCGGCATCCGCTCCGCCTACATGATGATCGACGAGACGCACGTCTTTGCCACGAAGTCAGCCGCCAATGCGATCTTCCTCGAGATCCGAGGCGCCCTGGCGGCGAGGCCTGACGGGTTCCTGATCCAGATCACCACGCAGTCGAAGAGCCCGCCCGTCGGGGTGTTCCGCACCGAGCTGCACAATGCGCGCGACGTGCGGGACGGCAAGCTGGAGCTTCCGCTGCTGCCTGTCCTCTACGAGTTGCCGGCGCGGATCGCGAACGACGGTGCGTGGAAGGAGCGGCAGTATTGGGGGCTGGTGAACCCGAACATCAATCGGTCGGTGGACGAGGGGTTCCTGGCGCGGGAACTGATGAAGGCCGAGCGCGAGGGCGTGCAGGCGCTGGGGTTGTTCGCCAGTCAGCACTTCAACATCGAGATCGGCATCAACTTGCGGACGGATCGCTGGCCGGGTGCCGAGTATTGGCAGGACCGGGCTGACCCTTCGCTGACCTACGACGAGGTGCTGCTGCGGTCCGAGGTGATCGTGGTCGGGATCGATGGCGGCGGCTTGGACGACCTGTTCGGCCTGGCCATCCTCGGCCGCGACAAGGAGACCAAGGACTGGCTGCTGTGGTCGCACGCATGGTGCCACGTCGGTGTGCTAACCCGGCGCCGCTCGATCGCCCAGCACCTTCTGGACTTCGAGGCCGACGGGGATTTGACGATCGTCGAGGACATCGCCGCGGTCGAGCCAGCGATCGTGGGTATGGTCACCGAGATCAAGGAGCGCGATCTGCTCGGCGCGGTGGCGGCGGACAGTGAGGGCCCGTTCGGCGAGTTCGTCGACTTGCTCGATCAGATCGAGGTCACGCAGGAGAACAAGCTGCTGGTCGGCGTGAACCAGGGCATTCGGCTGATGCGCGCGATCAAGACGACGGAGCGCCGGCTGGCGAGCGGCACGATGCGCCACAACGGCACGCGGCTGATGGCGTGGTGCGTCGGCAACCTGAAGATCGAGGCGACCGCGACCGCGCTGCGGGCGACCAAGGCCAATGCCGGCGACGCGAAGATCGATCCGGCAATGGCGATGTTCGACGCGGTCGATATCCTGACGACCAACCCTGACCCGAAGATGAAGCCGCAGTATCAGTTGTTTTTCGCGTGAAGTGGCCTCCCGGAGGCTGAGTATGTAGGGTGTCGCCATGAGCGACCTCTACGATACCGACTATGCGCGCTGGACGGATCAGCAAGCCGCACTGTTGCGCCGGGTCGCGGCGGGCGAGCGAGTGAACGATCTGGTCGATTGGGACAATATAATCGAGGAGATCGAGAGCTTGGGCCGCTCGCAGGAACAGGAACTCGCCAACCGCGTCAGCACCATCCTCGACCACCTCATGCGCCTACAGGCGTCGCCTGCGGCCGATCCACGGCGTGGCTGGCGTTCAACCATCGTGCGGACCCGTGGCGAGGTGGACAGGCTGCTGAGGGGCAACCGAACGCTGCGTGAGAGCCTCGCGACTGTCATCGCGGCGGAATTGCCGACGGCTCGCGGGATCGCCGCAGTTGCCCTAGAGGAGCACGGCGAGACCCCCACCGTGCCGCTCGACCGGCTCAACTACACTTCAGAACAGGTTCTCGGCCCGTGGTTTCCGGAGAACCATTAAAGGCGGCGTGGCAGAAAACAGTGGTGATAGTCCCTCAATGCGTGGCCGATTGGATGATCATCTGCACCGCCGCGTTGTTCCCGGCGCGGCCGGTCACGGTGAGGAAGAACCGGCACTTGGCCTCGTCGTAGCCCGCGTCACGGCACTGGGTGAGGAAGGTGGCATCGCGTTCGTCGCGCTCGTTGCCGCCCATCCAGATCGCTATGCCGATGAAGACGGCGAGCAGGATGATCCAGAGCGGCATGGCATAGCGCCGCCGTTGGCCGATCCAGGCCATGATGCGGAAGTAGGCGTTCAAAGGGGCGGCCTTGCGACCGCCCCCAGGATCAATGGACGACCTCGTGTAGCCCCTTTCTGACGTCGTGCTTTACTACCTTGATCGGCTCCTCCTGGCGGAACGCCGTCCAGCTGAAGATACATCCCTGGTAGAACTCGGCAGGTGGCACCTTCCGTCTCGGGTCTTTGTTCTCTTTCGTCTCCTTGAGCCAGCAGTCGAGCACGGTCGCCGGGGCGGTGTCGTCGAACTCAACTCCCCCGCGCGCGACGCTGGCCCAGAACGCCCGCGCTCCGCTCTCCGAGGCGTTGAATGTGGCATACATTGCAGACACGATCGGCGCTGCCTGCCGTAGCTCTGGGGTCTTCATGGTGATCACCTCGCCGAGCCAGCGCAGGAATGTGTAGAGCCCGGTCTCAGCGAACAGCGAATAGATGTCGTCACCGTTGGGGACCGGTAGACCTTCGACATAGCGCCGGTACCAGATGACACCCTCGATACCGAGCTTGGCGACTGTTCGCGGTACGTCGCGCAAAGGTTCGTGCAACCCTTGGTAGGCGCCGGAGACGTCGGCCGGCGTGCGCCCTGATTTGCGGTCGTCGAACTGGCGGAAGAGGTACGCCAGAGATGGCTCGTCGGGGACTTCGTAGGTCTCGCGATGCACCATCAACCCATCCGGAAACGAGCCGTTCAACTCTACCAGCGCGCCGCTGGAGTGATTGCCGTTCATGCGCAACTCTATGTCGCCCAGCTTCGCGGTCGCCCATTGAAAGGTAACCGCCTGTCCGGCGAGGATTTTTTGGCGTAGATGCTGGACGCGCTTCTTGTCGAGCAAGCGCTCGGTAGGCGACGCCTGCATCGAGTGGAACTCGATAGCAAGCTCCTTGGTTAATGGTATAACCTCGGACTTCAGCAAACGGAAAAAGGGTTCCGGCATTTCTCTAGGCTCCAGTTAGGACGGTGGAGAAAAACCGCAGGGCCTGTGTCCTCAGGCGGGGCGGTTACTTGGTCCATTCGTCAAGCAGACGCTCTAAGCGGACTGCGAGCATGGCCACTGTGCCGGGAGACATGGTGGCCATGTTCTTTTTGCCTTCAGCGATTAGCCCTTCGATGAGCGGACCGAGTTTCGTGCGGATCTCCTCGATCCCGATCTTGCGACCGCCGATGCGAAAGATCCGATACTGGTAGGACGTGCCATAGCGGCGGCGTTCGGTGGTGGCACCAGACGCGCGCGAACCATGCATGTGCTCTATCGTCTTGGCGACATGGTCCTCGTCGCCATCGGCAACGGCAGCGGCAATGGTCTTGAGCGCGTGCCATTCGCCATCACCGAAGCGTTCGATGATAGCGGCGCGGATGCTCGGACGGGGATCGCGCCTGATGGTGGTGTCGGCCTCGATGAGGCGTTGCACTGCGGCGAAGCGGATGCGCTCGTTGGTCTCGCTCTCGTCGGTGTCCTGCCAATAGGAGAAAAACAGCTTTTCGGTGAGGCTCTTCCGCAGCGAGTCGGAGCTTAGTTCCGTGAACGTCAGAAAGCGCCCCAATCGTAGGAGCCTTGCAATCTGCGCCCGCGCCCTGGGTTCCTTCGCGGCCAGTTCTTCCTGGGTCCAGCCGGTACGGGCGAACAGCAGGGCGATCGCCTGATCGAGTTTGGCATTGTTTTTGGAACGCACGCCATAGAGCACTCGTAGCCGGGCGCGCTCCTGATCGTACTCGGCCTCGATCATGCGCCCGACAGGGCGGCCGGCCAAGGTTTGGGTGGTCTCGCTCATAATGACAGTCTCCAAACCCTTGAAGTTCAAGTAAACATACTATTGTTGGTTGCATCGCAACCTTCAGTATGCTATGGGCAACCTTATCTGGTCAAGTTGGAAACCTGAGGTTTGTCCATGGTTGCTGTAGAAATAGGCCCAGCCTACCGTGCGGAGTTCATGATCAACCCCGCCATGATCCGCGCTGCACGCGCGCTGCTGGGCTGGAAGCAGACCGATCTGGCCGAGGCCTCGGGGGTTGCGCTGATTGTCATCAAGAACATTGAACGGTCAGCGACCGATCCTCGGCTCAGCACGATGGTGCGCATCGAACATGCGTTCGAGGTCGCCGGCATTCGGTTTATCAATGCTGACGGTGATGGCGGCGAAGGACTTCGGCTTAATCGCCGGCGCGCACGACCGAAGGCAGTTGAGCCCCCAGATCCTGGTGAACGGGACTAGAGCGCAGGACTGTGTGGGGGACGGCGCCGCATCTCGAATAGCCGGCGCAGCGTGAATCCGGTCGCCACAACGCTGCCGAAGGCGATCACCCAGCATAGGCAGACCAGAGCCATCATCGCCTTCTCCGGGTCTCAGTTATTCTTCGCTTAGGGCGTGACACATCGCTGCGTGGAGATCAGGTCGCTGACCGTGGCACGTTGGCCCTTCAGTGAGGCGACCTGCGGGGCGATGTCGCCGCCCGCCATTGAAGCGGTCGGTAGACCGATCAGGAACACACCCCAGGCGTCGTTATTCGACGCGGACTGCTGCTGCAGCATGGCGGTCCGCAAGGCAACCTCGATCCGCTGTTGCAGACCGAGCAACCGGTCGCACGAATACCCGGCGTAGATCGAAGGCGGGATAACGGTGGCTGGAATGCTCTCAGGCGATGCTGCGCAGGCGCCGAGCGACGCCAAGAGAGCCAGCGCGGCGTAACGGTGCGGCGACACCTCAGTTCTTCCGCGCGTGAACTGCCGGGTGGGTGCGATACCATTTCGCCTTGAGGCAGTCGTTCATCACGGCAAGTTTGGTCGATAGGTTGCCGAAGCCGCTGTTGGCCTGTGCTCGGCATTCGGCCTGATCGGCTTGGCTGTAGTTGTCCCAGTTATCCGGGTTGTGGGCGTCTCCCTTTTGCTGCCGCAGGCTTTGGATGAACTCCTCTTGGGGACTCATCGCATTAACCTGCCCGCCCAGGCTGGCTGCAATGATGGCGGCAACAACGAGGCTGCGTGATAAGATGTTGGTAGCCATGATCGAAGGTTCCTTCTTCGGTTAGGTTAGGACCGTCGCTGTGTTTGCTCCACGGCGGCGGTCCGTTCGCTCCTAGCCCAGAGCGCTGAGCGATTGCAAGGCCGGATCAAGCCGGTTGCGGAACACAAGTCCCATTACAACCTGGAGAGGTCCGACATGGATATGTCGAGGGGCCGCGCGTACTCGTTGCTCGAGATCAAATCGGTCAACGAGGACACCCATACCATTCGCGGGATGGCGACGACGCCAAGCACCGATCGAATGGGCGACATCATCGAGCCGCTCGGCGTGAAGTTCAGCAACCCGATGCCGCTGCTGTGGCAGCACAAGAGCGACAAGCCGGTCGGGCTGGCCACGTTCGACAAGCCGATCAAGGGCGGCATTGGGTTCGAGGCGCAGCTCGCATCGGTCAGTGAGCCTGGGACGCTAAAGGATCGTATCGACGAGGCGTGGCAGTCGCTCAAGGCCGGTCTCGTGCGCGGCGTGTCCGTCGGTTTCCGGCCGATCGAATATTCGTTCATCGATGGTGGCGGAGTGCGTTACGTCGAGAGCGAGGTGCTGGAGCTGTCGCTGGTGACGATTCCGGCCAACGTCGACGCAACAATCACCTCCATCAAGAGCATCGACGCCGACCTGCGCGCCGCGAATGGAACTGCGCAATCGGCCGATTCACAGCCCGGCGCATCGGGAAAAGCCAAGCCGGTTCAAAGGGCAAAAACCATGAGTAAGCGTACAATCGGCGAACAGATCGCCGCATTCGAGGCTACGCGCCAGGCCAAGTCGGCGCGCCTCTCCGAGATCCAGGATGGTGCGAGCGAGGAGAACCGCACCAAGGACGAAGGTGAGCGCGAGGAGTTCGAGACGCTGCAGCGCGAGCTGGAGAGCATCGACCGGGAACTCGTCGACCTCCGCAAGATGGAGAAGATGAACATCGCCGCGGCGAAGGCTGTGGTAGACGTCAAGGATCCGGATAGCGCCAGTCAGGCGCGCGGTGGCTCCGTGGCGGCTACTGTGAAGGCGCCGAAGCTGCCGCCTGGAATTCCGTTCACCCGCTTCGCGATGTCACTCATGATTGCCAAGGGCAATCTGATGCTCGCCGAGCGCATCGCCATGAGCAACGACCGGTGGCGCAATGAGACACCGGAAGTCGAGACGGTGCTGCGTGCAGCGGTCGCTGCTGGCACCACGACGGATCCGACCTGGGCTGGCCCACTGGTTGTCTATCAGAACCTGCAGAGCGAGTTCATCGAATACCTGCGTCCGTTGACCATCATTGGCCGGATCCCTGGCTTGAGGCGGGTGCCGTTCAAGGTGAAGATCCCGCGGCAGACTGGCGCGGCATCCGTGAGTTGGGTTGGCGAAGGCAAGGTCAAGCCGATCACCTCGATGGCGTTCGACAGCATCACGCTGGACATCGCCAAGATCGCCGGCATCATCGTGTTGACCGACGAGTTGGTGCGTCTGTCCAATCCTGCGGCCGAGATGTTGGTGCGTGACGAACTGGCGGCGGCGATCATCCAGTACATGGACAGTCAGTTCGTAGATCCGACCAAAGCGGCGAACGACGTCTCGCCGGCCTCGATCACCTACGGCGTGACACCCGTTCCGGCATCCGGCACTACCGCTGCGGCATTGCGAGCCGATGTTCGTAACCTCATGGCCACGTTCCTCGACAGCAACCTGCAGATGAGCAGCGCGGTCTGGATCATGACGCAGCAGACGGCGCTCGGGATCCACTTGATGCTGAACGCCCTCGGCCAGCCGGAATATCCGGGGATCACGATGCAGGGCGGCACGTTCATTGGCATGCCGGTCGTGACATCTGAGGGCGTGCCGCAGTCGGGCGGTTCGCCGGCGGACGGCTTCCCGATCATCCTGGTCAATGCGAGCGATGTTTTGCTCGCTGATGACGGTCAGGTGGTGATCGATGCCAGCAGTGAAGCGTCGCTGCAGATGGACACTTCACCTGACTCGCCACCGACGTCCTCGACCACAATGATATCGATGTGGCAGCAGAACATGATGGCCATCAAGGCCGAGCGCTACATCAACTGGGCGAAGCGCCGGCCTGAATGCGTGGGCTACATCTCGGGCGCGAAATACGCCGAGTGAGCTTTTGATCTCCGCCTCGTCACCATGGCGAGGCGGAGTTTTCTCATGGGACAGCACGTCATCCTGCTCGTCCTGTCCGGCGTGATGCTCGTCATCATCGTGGCTGGCGTCACCTGATCGGAGAAAAGCATGGTCAAGATCGTCGTGAACAAAGGCCGCAAGGTTTGGGACCGGGAAAACCACCGCGAGGCCAAGGAAGGCGACGTGGTTGAGGTGAAGGAGATCGAGGCGCGGGTGCTGCGGCATCGTGGCTACGCGTCGGAAGCTCCGCCTGAAGCGCCAACGCCGCCGGCGCCACCACCAGCACCGTCGCCACCCACGCCAGCGCCGCGGCCTGCCGCTGTGATGACGACGCGGTCAATGTCGGACGTTGACGAAGCCGAGCAGAACACCGCGCGTGGCCGCTATCGCCGCCGCGATCTGCAGCCCGAGAACTGACGCATGTCGCGAGGTGGGCGCAGGAGGCGTCGCGCTGCGCTTGAGCAGCGCCGCGAGAGCGAGGCGAAGTCCTATTCCGGCTCTGGCGCAATCGACAGCGGTCGGTCGTGGTATCCGCTTTATCCGCTCGTCAATGAACCATTCACTGGAGCCTGGCAGCGCAATATCGCGCTTCGGCCAGAGAGTGTTGCGACGTTCCATGCGGTCTATTCGTGCATCACCCTGATCGCGAGCGACGTGAGTAAAGTCCGAGTTCGTCTGGTTGAGCAGGATGACAACGGGATCTGGTCGGAGACGTTCTCGCCGACCTTCAGCCCGGTACTGGAGAAACCCAACCGTTACCAAAACAGGATCAAATTCTACGAGCAATGGATCGTCTCCAAGCTGGTTCACGGCAACACGTATGTGCTGAAGGAGCGAGACAATCGTGGCAGCGGGCCGCTGCAGGGCGCGGTGCGCGCGATGTACATCCTCGATCCGCTACGCACGCGGGCGCTCGTCGCACCCGACGGCGAGGTATTCTACCAACTGTCGCGCGATAATCTGGCTGGCATCAACGAGGAGATCGGCGACAACCTCGTCGTTCCGGCGAGCGAGATAATCCACGATGTGATGGTGCCGCTGTATCATCCGCTGTGCGGTGTGTCTCCGCTGACGGCGTGTGGCCTCGCCGCGGCGACCGGGCTCAATATCCAGCGCCAGTCTGCGACATTCTTCTCGCAGCAGTCACAGCCGAGCGGCATTCTCGTGGCGCCTGGGCGGATCACCAAAGACGACGCCGATCGGCTGAAGGCCCATTGGGAGCAACACTACTCGGGCAACAACGTCGGCCGCGTTGCTGTTGTCGGCGATGGCCTCAAGTACGAGGCGATGTCGTTCAACGCCGTCGACTCGCAACTGATCGAGCAACTGAAGTGGAGCGCAGAGACGGTGTGCTCCGCCTTCCATGTCCCGACGCACAAGATCTCGATCGGCCCGCAGCCAACCTATACCAACATTGAGGCGCTCGATCAGCAGTATTACTCGCAATGCCTTCAGGGCTTATTCGAGAACATCGAGCTTTGCCTCGACGAAGGCCTCGGCCTCACTGACCTGGTGGGGAAGACCTACGGCACTGAATTCGATCTCGACGACCTGATGCGCATGGACACGGCCACCATGATCAAAGCGCTTGGTGACGGCGTCCGTGGCGGCATCCTCGCCCCGAACGAAGGCCGCAAACGCCTCGGCTACAAGCCGGTTGAGGGCGGCGATAGCCCGATGATGCAACATCAGGATTACTCGCTCGCCGCGCTGGCGAAGCGTGATGAAAGCGACAACCCGTTCGCTGCGGCCGCGCCTGCCCCGAGCCCGGCCCCAGCAGCACCGCCTCCAGCCGACGATCAACAGCGTGACCTCGACATCGAGGCGCTCGCCGCGATCGTCGCGCTGGAGGCGAATACGCAACTGCGCGCGCTTTTCGCGGCGTAACCCAGCAAGGGGCCCGGCAGATGAACGCGCTGGAGGTGCGAACCTTCGTACAAGCCCTGATGTCTCCGCTGTAGAAGGCGATCGAGCGTGCGTCAGCGCCGCTGCTGGCCCGCATCGAGGTGCTCGAGGCACGCGCGCCGGTCGAGGGGCCGCAGGGACCACCTGGGCGCGATGGCGAAGACGGCAAGAGCGTGGACATCGGTGAGATTGGGAAATTGCTTGAGCGCGCGGTTGCCGCGCTGCCTGCGCCGGAACCGGGCGCCAGAGGCGAGCCTGGGCCCGCCGGCAAGGATGGACGTGATGCGGATCCCGAGATCACCAAGACCTTGGTCGCTGAGATGGTTGCAGAAGCCGTGGCGGTATTGCCGCCCGCTGAAGCTGGTGCACCGGGCAAAGACGGCGCCCCCGGGCGCGACGGCGCGGAAGTCGATCCGGAAGTCGTCAAAGGCATCGTGAGGACTCTGGTGGCGGAGGCCGTGGCGGACATCCCGCCCGCCGAGGCAGGCAAGGATGGCGCCCCCGGGCGCGATGGTCGTGACGGTGTGCCGGGACCGCCGGGACGCGACGGGAATGACGGCAAGGATGGTTCGCCCGGCAAAGACGGACGCGATGGTCTCAGTGCGGAGGACATGACCGCCTCCACGCCAGACGACGGTCGGACGATCGTCATCACGCTGGCGCGCAACGGCGAGGTGATCAGCCAGAACGTCATCACGACAGGTCTGCCAGTCGATCGTGGGGTTTGGAAGGAAGGCGCGTACACCAAGGGCGACGGCGTTTCGCTCGGCGGCGAATTCTGGATCGCCCGGCGCGATACCAAGCTCCGCCCTGTGTATGGCCCGAATTCGGATTGGCGGCTCGCGGTGAAGAAAGGCCGCGATGGCAAGGACGGTCACGACGGCAAGCCTGGCGAGCCTGGGCCCGAAGGCAAGCCTGGACGGGATCTGACGCAACTGGGGCAAGATGGCACCAAGTGGTGAGAAGCCTGCTTGGTTCCTCGATTGGACCGGCGAGGCGTGTGCGATCATCGCGTCCGGTCCGTCGGCCAAGCGAGCGAACATCACGGCGCTACGCGACCAGCTACGTGTCATCGCGATCAAGGAGAACATCGAACTCTTCGCCAAGGCTGACGTGCTCTACGGCTGCGACGCGGCGTGGTGGCGCAATGCCAACGGCATGCCGAAGTACGGCGGACTGAAGGTCTCGGCCACCGGTAGGATTGCCACTCGGTTCCCCGACATTCGGATCGTGCAAGTCGCGGACCCGTCTGGCGATCGATTGATCTTCTCGCCGCCTGGCACCGTCGGTTCCGGCGGCAACAGCGGGTTCCAGGCGTTAAACCTCGCGGTGCAGTTCGGTGCGCGGCGCGTGCTGCTGATCGGCTTCGACATGACCGACCACTACGGCGTGCACTGGTATGGCCGGGCGAGCGGCAACGGGCGGAGCAATCCGGCCGAGTGGAACTTCAAGCGCTGGCGGGCCGCCTTCGACACCGCCTCGGTGCAACTGAAGACCGCCGGCGTTCAAGTGCTGAATGCGTCGGATCTGTCGGTCCTGACGTGCTTTCCCAAGGTCACAGTCGAACAGGCGCTGCACGAATGGACATGAACCGCAGCATCTGGATCGGGTTCGATCCGCGCGAGGCAGCGGCTTACGCCGTGGCGCGCTCGTCCACCAAGCGGCGGCTGACGCAGCCGCTCGCCATCCGTGGCGTGGTCCTGGCGGCGCTGCAGGAGGACGGGCTCTACAACCGGCCGATCGAGTGGCGCGAAGGACCGACTGCGAACCGGATCATGTGGGATACGATCTCGGACGCGCCGATGTCCACGCAGCACGCCAACGCGCGCTTCCTCGTGCCGCATCTGGCAGGCACCGGTTGGGCGCTGTTCATGGACGGCGACGTCCTGGTGCGTGGCAATGTCGTCCGCCTGTTCGATGGCCTCGACCCGGCGAAGGCGGTCTATTGCGTCAAGCATCGCCACATGCCGCCGGCCGGGGTGAAGATGGACGGTCAGGAGCAGACCCGATACGTGCGGAAGAACTGGTCTTCCGTGGTGGTCTGGAACTGCCAGCATCCGTCCAACCGCACGCTTACCGTCGACGCGGTCAATTCGCTGGCCGGGCGGGATCTGCATCGCTTCGTGTGGCTCGATGACGAGGAGATCGGCGAGCTTGATCCGAAGTGGAACTGGCTGGTGCGGCAAAGCGAGCCTCTCACGCTGAATTCGCCGCAGATCGTCCACTTCACCGAGGGCACGCCTGACATGCCGGGATACGAGGACGATCCCTACGCCGATGAATGGCGGCAGGAACTGGCGCGCTGGGCTGATTAAGTGGGCATCGGCGACCAGTTGATCGGAACCGGTCTCGCGAAGGGTGCCGCGGCACGGGGCAAGAAGATAGCCTTCGGCGATGGCAAGCGGATCCTGTGGGACAGCAACAGCGCGACGATCTTCGCCGGCAATCCGAACATCGCTTCGCCGAAAGCGACGGCCATGAACGTGAATACCCAATTCGAGCTGGAGTGGATCCCGTTTTACAAATCGAATCGTCTTTACAATCGCTGGACGCCAGGCCGTTGGGAATGGAATTACCAGTTCCGCTGCATTCCTGGTGAGATCTACTTGACCAAGGAAGAGAGACAGTTCGCCAAGCTGGCCGGCGATCATCCGTTCGTCATCATGGAGCCGAACCCATCGCCGAAGTCCCCGGTCGCCAACAAGCAATGGCCGTTCGATCGATATGAGGAGGTTGCGCGCGCTGTGCGAGCAACAGGTTGGGACGTGATCCAGTTTCACTATCGCGGCGCCAGGCTGCTCCGACATGCGCGGCATCTCGCCAGCCCAGGCTTTCGTCGTGCTCTGGCGGTACTGGCCCGCGCGAAACTCTACATCGGTGGCGAGGGTGGTTTGCACCACGGCGCCGCTGCTGTGGGCGTAGGGGGCGTTGTCCTGTTCGGTGGCTTCATCCCTCCCGAGGTCACCGGCTACGCCCTGCACACCAATCTGACGGGCGGCGCGGACGCCTGTGGCTCGCTGCAGCCCTGTGCACATTGTGCGGCCGCCATGCAGGCGATTGGCGTGGGCGAGGTGCTGGAGCACGTCATGGCGCGGTTATGCCCAGCGTGACGACTGAGACCACGCTGCAGCGGCGGGTCGCCGGCTACCACGACATCCGGCTCGACGGCATGCTGGATCTGACGATCCGTGCCAAGGGCGCCTCGGTGATGGATCTCGGCTGCAATCGCGGGTTGGTCGCGTTTGAAATGGCCAACAATGGCGCCCGCCTGGTGCACGGCTGCGACAACTACGCTCCGGGCATCGAGACGGCCAGGCAACTGTTCGCTGACCTGCGCGGCGTCGAGAGCCAGTTCGAGGTGGTGGATCTGGCACGAGGGATGCCGGCGCTGAAGGTATTCGGCGGTGTGCGCTACGACATCGTGCTGATGCTCGCGACCTATCACAAGCTGAAGCGCATCATGGATCCTGGCATCCTCGACGCGCTGATGACCGGTCTCGGAGAACGCACAGTCAAATGGTTCGGGTGGCGCGCGACCTCGGACAAGCCGCTGGAGAACCACGAGGAGATGAAGGTGCTGGATAAGCAGCTCGCGCCGCTGAAACGGATCCACACATCCCATATTTCGAAGACGCTCGGCGTGGCAGCGATATGGGAGCGCCCGTGAAGGCACTGCAGCATCCGGCAGAATTGGCTCGCTTCGTTGGGCTCGTGGCGCGCGAGGGCGTGCGCAGCTACCTCGAGATCGGCTGCAAGTTTGGTGGGACGTTCGCCGCGGTGACCAGAGCGATGCCGTCGGGATCGAGGGCGGTCGCTGTCGATCTGCCGGCCGGGAACAAGCACTGGGCGCAAAGTCGCGTTGCGCTCACCGCCTGCGTCGCTGAACTGAAGAGGCTCGGTTACGACACGCACCTGATCTGGGGCGACAGCACGGACGACGCGGTGGTCAGCCAGGTTTCGGCGCTCGGGCCGTTCGATCTAATCCTGATCGACGGCGGTCACACGCTGCCGTTCGTGCGCGCCGACTGGATGCACTACGGCCCCATGGGCCGCATCGTGGCGTTCCATGATATCGCGTGGTCGCGGCCGCCAGATTGGACCGGTTACCAGATCGACGTCCCGCTATTCTGGACCAACATCAAGGAGAGCTATCGCCACGAGGAGATCCGGCTCGACCCGACCGGGCGGGACAACGGGCTCGGGATCTTGTGGGTGCGAGACTGAGCATGCTGCACGTCTGCTGCTGGCACTGGGGCCCCAAGTATGGCGTTGAGTACATCGACAGGCTGCGGGCGGGCGTGGGACGTCATCTCAAGCAGCCCTACCGGTGGTCAGTCTTTCATCCAGAGCGGGGCGACGAGCGTCTCGTTCTCGCGTCGGGCTGCTTCGCTCGACTCCGGATGTTCGATCCGGACTGGCAGGCGCGCCAGGGCATCGGATCGGGCGAGCGCTTGGTGTGCCTCGACCTCGATAGCATTGTGACCGGCCCGCTCGATCCGCTATTCGATCGGCCCGAGCCGTTCCTCATCCTGCAAGGGGCCAATGCCTCGAACCCGTGTCCCTTTAACGGATCGGTTATGATGGTAAGGGGCGGTTATCGGCCAGATGTGTGGTCCGACTTCTCGCTCGAGGCCGCGGCGACCATCCCGTATTATCGGTTCCCCGACGATCAGGGCTGGCTCGCGCACAAGCTGCCGGATGCGGCGGGTTGGAAGGTCGGTGCAGAGAGCGGCGTTTACGCGTTCCAGAAGCCCGGGTGGCCGGATGGACGCACGGCGCTTCCGGCTGATGCGAGGCTGGTGGTGTTTCCGGGTTATCGGGATCCGAGCCTGTTCACAAAGCTGCCGTGGGTCCAGCAGAACTGGGTGGCGTGATGAACCCGGCGCAGGCCTGCCTCTGGATCCCACCAGAACTGAAGAAGTTCAAGCTGGACCTGTTCGAACGCATCGGCCGACACATCGTCGCTAAGGGTGGCAGGATTGTCCGACACGACGTCGAGGCAATGGCCGCGCTCTCCTCCGACTTCATCCCGATTGTCGGCTGCACGCCTTTGCTGACGTCATTGATTGCCGAGTGGCGGCGGACGGGTAGGCCGTTCGTATACTGGGATCGCGGCTACGCGCGCCGTGTGTTCGCGACCTGGCTGCCGCGAGGCGAGCATGGCGGCTACTACCGGTGGCATCCCGGCAGCTATCAGATGCAGACCATCCGGGACGTGTCAGACGATCGCTGGAACGCACTGAAGATCGGTGTCGCGCCCTGGCGGAGGGACGGTCGGCATATCGTCATCGCGGCGCCGACACGCACCTATGCGGCGTTTCACCTCTGCCAAAGCTGGACCGCCGACACGATCGACGCGCTGGCCCGAGTGACCGACAGGCAGCTTGTGATCCGCGACAAGGAGACGAAGCGCCCCCTGCAGGCTGACATCGAAGGCGCGCACGCGTTGGTGTCGCACGGCTCGATCGCCGCGGTGGAGGCGGTCATCCTCGGCTGTCCGGTGTTCGTGCACCCCGACAGTGCGGCCGCGCTGGTTGGACGGACGGATCTCAAGATGATCGAGCGGCCCGCCATGCCGGATCGGACGAAGTGGGTACATTCGCTCGCATACTGCCAGTTCAACGAAAGTGAACTGATCGATGGCACCCTGTGGAGGCTGATGGCCTGATGGACAGCATCCTGACAGTCATCGATCCGGCGAGCAGCTACGACCTGATCGACCTCGAGACGGTAAAGGACGAGCTCGGCATCACCAACACGGCGAGCGATGCCAAGCTCCAGCGCTGGATCACGGCGACGTCCGTCCGTTTTGCCAATATCTGCGGGGTCGTGTTTCCCGAGGAGAACGTCTCCGAGGTGTTTCGTCTGATTGGTGGTGGCTATGGCTATTCCGGCATCCACCAACTGACCAATTACCATCATGGCCACGGTTGGGGCGGCAGCCATCCATATGGCCTGCCGATCAAGCTTCGCCGCCGCCCGGTGACCTTCGTCAGCAGCGTCCTCGAGGATACCAACACGCTGACGCCAGACGCCTACGAGTGGAATGAGACCGGTGGGCTGATCTATCGGCTCATCGGCAATTGCCGCGGGAACTGGTGCGGCAGCGGTGTCACGGTGCAGTACTCCGCCGGCTACTATCCGATCCCTCCAGACGTGACCGATGCCGTGATGACGATCCTTCGGCACAAATGGGCGGCATCATCGCGCGATCCATTGCTGCGTCGCTTCCAGATCGAGAACGTCGGCTCGGAGGACTACTGGGTGCCGCTGTCGCAGCAGAGCCTCTACGAAGCCCTGCCGCCTGATCTGCAGCCTGTTGCTGACACCATCAGCAATTACCGCGATCACGCAATCGCTTAAGTCGTGGTCTTAATCAACCCAGGACGATGACGGCCACTGAATTGCCAGCGCAGTGCCCCGTATGCGCCGGGCGATACGTCACGATCACGGGTTCAAGCTGAAACTTAATGGAGCGATGTAATGGCAGCATTTCCTCTCCCCGAGGGCAGCATCATCGTGGTGCCCGGCGGCCCGAACCAAGATCTACCCGGCGGGCCGAACTATCCGAGCCACCAACCTGTCCCGCCTGGTGGACCCGTCGATCCTGGCTACGGAATTCCGCTCCCGCCAGTCGTGAGCCATCCGATCGCACCGGGCGGCGAACGCCCCTCGCACCAGCCGATCCCGCCGCCGTATCCAAGCCACCAGCCACTGCCCCCGACGTATCCCGTCGATCCGTCATATGGCATCCCCGTCGTGCCCGGGATCTGGCCGAGCCCGCCCGTGTTTCCGAACCATGACTTGCCGCTCGCGCCCGTTCTGCCAACGCATCCGATTTATCGGCCCAAGGCGCCGAACAACGATCTGCCACTGCCTCCCGGCGCCGTGTGGCCGCCGTTGCCACCCAGCGTGACCGGGCAGGTGCTGTGCTTCATCTGGGTGGTGGGTGTCGGCTACCGCTGGACCACGATTGATACGTCACTAAAACCGGCGCATCCGATCGTAATTCCACCGTCTACGGTGCCGGGTCTGCCTAACCAAGACCTGCCGCCAGTGCCAGGCGCACCGAACCAAGACCTGCCTCCGACGCCACAGCCGAAGAAGTAAACGTGCTGTAAGTGACCGAAGAAGAGACCAAGTCCATCGTGGGTCTGGGAGGCCGGTTGATTACCGGTCTCCCGGCCCAGTTTCTTGCGTTGATAGCCATCAATTTGCTCATGGTCGGCGGGCTGGTCTGGCACATGGACAGTCAGCTCGCCGCCCGTGAGAGGGTGCTGATCCGTTTAATCGAGACCTGTGGAAAGCAATGACCTTCACGCCACAAAACGTGTTTGGAATGCTGACGACGCGCGCCGAGGAAGTGATCTTGCGTCGTCAGGGCACGCCGCCGATCGACGTCGTTGTGCTCGCGAAGATCGACGACGCGATGCAACAGCCGTTGGCTGGCAACATGGCGCAGTTCCAGCGGAGGGTTGTCATCTCCGACCTCGAGATCGCCCAGGCTGGCTGGCCAGGCCCACCGAAGCGGAACGACCAGATCATCACACAGGGGAAGACGTTGAATATTGCGACGAACGATCCGGTCATCATAGGCGCGGTGACCGTCATGCACCGGATCACGACGCTGGGCGCATAATGGCCCTCCGCGCGTTCGAGACGGTTATCCGGCTGCAACTGGACCGGTATGGCCCGGCCGAGGCCAAACGCCGCCACATCGCCGCTGCGAAGGCGGGACTGGCCGCTTACCTGGGCACGCAGAGTCCACGCCCAAGCGTGAAGCTTGAGGTCGATGGCCACGCGGCCGCGGCCGAGGAGGAGGTGAAGCCCTTCGGGATCATCGTCTACAGATTCCTGCGCATGAGCGAGATCATGCCTTATGCCCTGAAGATGGCGCGGGAATTCTCTCCGGTCGGACAGGCGAACGACACGCGGCCGGGGCATCCTGGGCTTTACCGGGAGTCGTGGTTCTTTCTGGTGGACGGGCGGAAGACGGACGAGGTGGATATCCCTCCGGATGCCGAGGTCATCTTGACCAACAACCAACCCTATTCCCGGAAGATCAACACGGGCGCGAAGGGCTTCGAGCGCTATGTGCCGCCCGGCATCGTTGAGAAGGTGCGCCAGGCCGTGCTGGCGAAATACGGAAACTTGGTGGAAGCGCAGATCGTGTTCCTCGATCTTGAGGCGGCATACACGCTCAAGCACGACCTGCGGCACATCTATCGCGGCCGGCGCTATGGCGCCCCCAGGAACGATGCGAGGGCTGGCATGCCGATCACCTATCCCGGTGTGCAGTTCGCGCCGAGGCAGTTCAGCTAAATGGACTGGGCGAGCGCCGAGGCCGCGTTGCGCACGCATATCGAGGCGGGCTGGGCCGCGTCGGCCTATGCCGCCGTGCCGCTCGTTTGGGAGAACACGCTCGACGATCCGACTGAGACGTTTGTCGCGATCGATATCGAGGGCACCTACGCAGAGAAGGGGATCTTCGGCAGTCCTGGCCTGCGCAGCTCCATCGAGGCCGGTGTCATCTTCTTCCACGCGTTCACGCCGCTCGGTTCCGGCAAGGCGACCAGCATCGCTTTGGTGGAGACTATGACGAACCTGCTGGAGCTTCGCTCTATCGCCCCCGGCGTCAATATGGATGGTGGCAACCCGCCATCGCCGGTCGAGATGCGCAGCATGTACGACCGGGACATTCCGCGGCAGCAGCCGAACGGCAATTACTACCGGTGCTCAGGCAGCGTGCCGTTCATCGTCATCGACGTTCGATAGCCTACCCGTCGGTCACCGCGGTGGCGTGACCGAAGCGGGACGACTGCAGCCGCCGGATTTCTGTCATCCCTGGAAGGAGTTCGGTCATGACCGGTTCTGTTGGCGTGCTCGGCACGCGTCTATACGTTGGTGATACGCCTTTGGTGAACATCGAGACTGGCGCGGACACGATTGCCGACTTTACCGCGCTGTCGGTGAACGCTGAGGTCGGTCAGATTGAGAGTGTCGGTAACTTTGGCAAAGTGTTCGACTTGGTGTCCTTCCAAGCGGTGAAGGACGGTCGAATGTATAAATACAAGGGTGGCTACAACGGCGGCACCATGGCAATGGTCGTCGCGTCCGATCTCACCGATCCTGGGCAAGCCATACTCGAGGCGGCCGCGAATAGTCCGAATCAGGATACCTTCCCGTTCAAGGTCACACTGAACGGCGCTGATGCGGCATTCGATACGATCTATTTCGGCGGTAAAGTTTTCTCGTACGAGTTCCAGTTCGGGAGCGTCAACAACATCGTCAAAGCGAATATCCGGATCGAGGTGAACACCGAGATTTTCATCGGCGCCGCCTAACAGAAAGCCTGCGCAGGCCTGGGGTCGGCGGAGCTATCGGGGCGCCGCCGACCTCTCTACGCCCCGAACGCCCCGGCATAGGAAAACCCCATGGCCAAGATCAACGAGGGGGATGTCGTCATCCGCCTCAACGGAGACGAGATCGTCCTCCGTCCGACCCTGAAGGCACTCAGCGCCATCTCATCCGGTGGCGGACTGGGCAAGGTGCGTCAGGCCATCGTCGACCAGGATCTGTCGACCATCGTCAGTGTGATCCTCCACGGTGCGAACATGGCCGGAGTCCGTGCCGGCCGGGACGTTCCTGAAGCGGTGTTCAAGAACGGGCTCAACACCGAACTGCTCGTCGGCCTGCTGAACTATGTCGGTGTCCTCAGCAACGGTGGCAAGCCGATGCCTGATGACGTCGCTGCTGCCGCAGCCGAGATGGAGAGTGCGGAGGGAAACGGTTCCTGACGATCGATGACTACATCGATCAGGTATTCGAAACCGCGACCGGCTGGCTTGGCTGGAACCCGCAGACCGTTCTGAACACGCCGCTCTCGCAAATCAACTTGGCGCTGAAGGGGAGGATCGATTTCATCGTGAAAACCAATCCATTCGGCAGCAAGAAGGAAGATGAGCAGAGCATGGCTGAGGGTCCGGAGGCCGTGCAGACGTTCTTCAAGACCCTAGCCAAGGGTGCGCGCCGGCTGCCGCCGCGGAAGGTCAACGGCGTTGGCTGACGAAACGGCGAAAACTGCCCTAATCTTCGATGCCAGCGGCGCTCAGAAGGGCGCCGCTGATTTTGTTGCGTCTAGCCAGAAGGTCATTGCCGCCGAACAAGCCGTCCAGGCGGCCGCGGAGAAGTCAGCGACTGGCGTCGATGCGGCGGAGGTGAAGAAGGCCGCGGCACGCGCCCGAGGCGCCAGCGGGGCGAAAGATCAGGCCGTGGTCGAGGCGGCCGCAGCCAAGGCCGGCGCCGACGCGGTGGTCACGTCGAACGATCGTATCGTCAAAAGCACGGTGCAGCAGCAGGCCCTTCTCGACCGGTATGCGCGCTCCTGGGATCCGCTGGTGGGAGCGGTGCAGCGCGCGGCGAGACAACTGGACGTCCTCAACGACATTGCGGCGAAGACGAGCGGTGCCGTGCAGACGCGGGCCCTCGAGATGGCAGCGCAGGCGGCCGACCGGCTGACCGTCGCGCAGAAGAACCTGGCCACTGGCACCAAGACCGTCGGCGACAGTGTCTACAATGCGCGTTTCGCCACGCAGCAGCTCGGTGTGCAAACGGTTCAATTCTTCTCATCGTTGCAGGCTGGTCAGCCGTTCCTGCAGGCTTTCATCGGCCAGGCGCATCAGGTCGTCGACGTGGCGCTGGCGACTGGAACGGGGTTCAAGACCCTGGCGGCTGGCGTCGGCAGCATGTTCGCGTCCGTCGGACGCTGGATCGCCGCCAATCCTCTGGTGACGATCTTCGCCGCCGCCACTGTCGCCTTGGCCGCGCTCGGAGCCATGGCGGAGTCGACGGCCCGGCGGCTCGAGGCGACGCGGAACGTGCTGTCTGGCGTGCGTGATGACTATCTCGCTGCTTCCGCGGCGGCGGAGCAGCTCGCAAAGAGCCTCGCCGCCACGACGACATTGTCGACTGCGCAATCCAGAGAGGCATCGCAGACCCTGTTTCAGGGAGGGTTCACGGGAACCTTGGATCAGGGCAAGGCGATCGTGCAGGTCTTCGCCGACCTATCCAAGGTGCTTGGCGAGACGACGCCCAATTGGAAACGCATGGGCGATGCGATGCGAGATCCTGCTGGCGTTATGCAGCAGCTCCTCGATCAGAACCATCTCAAAGGCCTCAACCAAGTACTGGTCGATAATGCCAAGCGGATGCAGGACGCTGGCAACTATGCTGGCGCCGCCGCCGAACTGATGAAGGCGCTTGCACGCGAAACAGCAAATGTCACCGACAACCAGACGCCACTGCAGACGGCGTTGAAGAAGCTCGAGGACGCATTCACAAAAACAGGACAGGCCGGCCGCTCGTTCGCCGACACTATCGGAACGGCTATGACCAATGCGGCGGCCGCAGTGATCAACTTCACAGCCTCGATGATCCCGTATCTTCAGCGCTTCTTCGACCATCTCGCGGGCAGGGGGAACATCGCGACCGCGACCGGCAACTTCACGCCATTCCTTTCCACCGACCAGCAGAAGCTGCTGGCAGCGCCCGGCGCAGTCCCGACCGTGCTGAGCAGCGCCGGCGCCGCGGGCATCATGCAACTGATGCCTGGCACGGCCGCGGGCCTCGGTGTCAATCCGTTCATTCCCACCGAGAACGTCAAGGGCGGTCTGCAATACATCCAGCAGCTCGCTGCCCAGATGCAGAACTTCCCTGGCGGCACCGAAGAGGGCGTCACGCGAGCATATCTGACGGGCCCCCACGGCAACGTCATGTCGGGCGCAGCGACTGCTTACTCGGAGAAGGTGGCTGGTGCCGACGTCAGCAAGCTGCCAACGGAAACTTCTGCGATGATCGACTATTGGGGCAAGGTTCTGAACCTGCCACCAAACCTGATCGCGCTGGGCAAGCGGATCGCCACGGTGGAGAGCGGCGGCGTCCAGGGCCCGACCAATGCCACGCAGGCGTTCGTGGCGCCTCCAGGCGCTGTCCCGACCGTGCCGGTCGCCCCCACAGCCAAGACCCCCGCCGAGGTCGCTGCTGCTGGCCTCACGACACCAGATGCATATCGCGAAATACTCAAGCAGGCGCAGGAATACACCAAAGGCCTCGGTCTGCTCGGCGACAAGCAGAACACGATCGCCGGCCAGCAGAAGGTGCTTCAGCAGGCGCTGGCGCTGAGCTTCACCACCGGGGACTATGCCAGCGTCGCCAAATACAGTGCCGGGCTGCTGGCTCTGCAGGGGCAGCAGTATCAAGCGATCAGCCCGCAGCAGGAATTCATCAAGAACCTGAAGCAGCAAGCCGAGACAGCTCAGATCGTCACCGAGGGTGATCGCAAGCTTGCCGAAGCGCTGCAGCAACTGAATGAACTCAACAAGCAGCATCCCGACACCGCGAGCGAAGCAGAGCGCAGCCAGGTGATCAACGCGGTTCTTGAGCAGCAGTCTGGTGCCTATAAGCAACTCACTCATGACACCGAGCTGCAGATCGCGCAGCAAGACGCGCTCACTGTCGCCTATGGTGAGGGCTATGCTGCTGTCGCGAAGGCGACGGCCGCGACCCAGGCCTACAACGACGCGATCAAGCTATTCCCGGCCGGCACTCAGCGGCAGGCTGCGATCGAGAGCCTGACCCAGCAGAACCTGCAGCGAGCAGCGTCGGCGCAGGGAACGGCCGCCGCACAGCAGTCGCTCCAGAACAAGGACACGCTCACCACAATCCAGGCTGAGACCGATACGCTCCTTGAGAACAATACACAGCGCACCCTGTACCTCGCCCACCTGAAGGACGAGATGGATGCGAAGCGCCTGCTGCCAAACGTCAGCGAGGAAGTGCGCCAGAAATACGTGCAGGAGGCCGATGCGATAGCTGCGGCTACGCTGGAACTCCAGCGCCAGCAGAACGCGCTCGCCGCCATCAGTGGCGCGTTCGAAAGCGCCTTCGACACGATCGGCAATTCGATCACCCAGGCGCTCCTCCAGGGCCAGGGCGCGGCGGTCAACTGGCGCAACATCATGACAAGCGTAGCGCAACAAGTGTTGCAGGCCTTCCTGAAGCTGGCCGTGCTCAATCCAATTCTGAACAACCTCTTCGGCGGCAACCGTTCGACCATCACCGACGTCTTCGACACACTGAACAAGACGACGCCGGGATCCTCGACGAGCTCCGATAGCAGCGGCGGCTTCGCCGGGTCGCTCATTGGGCTTGCCTTGAAGGGGATCGGCTTGATCGGCGGTGGTGTCGGCAGCGCCAGCTATGACCCAGGCCTGTATGGCGCCGTAGGGGACATCTCGGGCCTCACGCCTGGCGGCGCGGCATTACAGGGCGCCGGCGGACTGCCACCGCTGTTCACCCCTCTCCCGGCGCACCACGCGGGCGGCATCGTGGGTTCCAACGACAACCTGCCGATGTCGCTTTTCCCCACGGCGATGATTGCCGGTCTGCCGCGCTTCCACGGCGGTCTCGGCGGAAACGAGTTCGCGGCGATCCTGCAACGGGGCGAGCGCGTACTGACGGAGCGGCAGCAACAGCAAGTGCAAGCCGCTGCGGGCGGTGGTGGCGACACGGTCTCCATCAGCATCGACGCCAGGAACTCGACGCCAGAGGCGGTGAACAGCTTCCGCCGCTCACTGCCGCAGATCGCCGGGATTATGAGCGACCAGATGACCAAGGCGAAGATGAGGAACCGTTGAGGTGCCAGCTTCGTTCGATGAGGTGCAATTCCCGCCCAACATATCGGCTGGTGCTCAGGGTGGGCCGGCCTTCAACACGACCATTCTGACGCTGAGTTCAGGCGCCGAGCAACGCAACATCAACTGGTCGAGGGAACGGCCGACATATGACGTGTCCACGGGCATCAAGACGGCCGAGGATGCGCGGGCGTATCAGAAGTTCTTTTATGCCAGGCGCGGCCGAGCGATCGGCTTCCGGTTCAAGGACTGGGGCGATTACCGACTGCCATTCTGGGACAAGACGCCCGGGGATCTCGATCCGATCCCAGTGTTCTTCGTGACCGACGGCGGCACGACGCACTCATTCCAGATCTATAAGGTCTATACCGACGCGGCCGGCAACCCATTCAACCGGAAGATCGTCAAGGTCGTGGCTGGGACGGTCAACCTATTCAACAACGCCACGCCGATGACTGCTCCGACGGATTACACGATCAGCGTCAATACCGGCGTCGTCACCCTGTCGTCAGCAATCTACTCGACGACTGGGCACGAGATCAGCGGCTTCCTCGAGTTCGACGTGCCCGTGCGGTTCGACACCGACACGCAGAACCTCACGCTCAATGGCAATGAACTCATCAAGTGGGATAGCATCCCGGTCGTAGGGCTGAAGCTATGAAGACAATCACGCCGGCGTTGAAGGCGCATCTCGCCCAGGAGGTCACCAGCAAGGCGAATTGCTGGCAGTTGGTCAGGCGCGATGGCCAGAGCTTCTTCTTCACCGACCACGACCAGGATCTGGTGATTTCAGGCGACACCTATCTATCGGCGATCGGCTATCAACAGACCGCACTGACGGCAGACAGTTCGCTCGCAGTCGACAACCTCGAGGTGACCGGCATCCTCGATTCCGAGACGCTGATCGCCGACGACCTCCGGTCGGGGTTGTTCGACTTCGCCGAGATCTTCCTCTTCACCGTCAACTGGGCCGACCTCTCGCAGGGCATCATGCGGCTGCGCAGAGGCACGCTGGGGGAGATATCGACCACGCCAGCCGGGACGTTCCAGGGCGAACTACGCGGCATGGTGCAGCGCCTCGTGGCCAAGGTGGGCGACGTGTACACGCCGGAATGCAGGGCCGATCTGGGTGACAGCAAATGCAAGGTGGATCTGAGCGCTTTCACCGTGACGGCGACGGTGACAGATGTCGGCGCCGACAATCGGAGCCTGGCTCTCGATCTCACTGAGCCTCGCGCAGTCGACGGCTGGTTCGCCGGTGGCGCGCTGACATGGACAAGTGGCGAGAACAACGGGCGATCGATGGAGATCAAGTTCTGGGTGCAATCGACGAACGGGCTCGAGCTGTATGTGCCGATGCCCAGGCCGATCACCGTCGGTGACACTTGTCGCCTTTATGCGGGGTGTGACAAGCGCCACGACACATGCCGCGACAAGTTCGACAACATCATCAACCGTCGCGCCGAGGACTTCATCCCCGGGTTCGACGCAATCATCCAGACGCCGAATGCGGCAGTAGCCTGAAGACGGCGATGGTGGCGCGCGAGACAGTGGTCGCCGAAGCACGATCCTGGGCGGACGTGCGCTGGGTTCATCAAGGTCGCAACCGGCACGGTATTGATTGCATTGGGCTGGTGGTGGTGGTGCGCAGGGCTCTTGGCATCGGCGACTACGACATCAGCGGCTACCCGCGCGAACCGGACGGAACATTCATGTCCCACTTCTTCCACGCCGGCGGCGCGCGCGTCGGAATTCTCAAGGCAAGACCGGCGGACCTGCTGTTGTTCAAGGACGCAAAGTCACCCTGTCATGTCGGCATCATCACTGCGCGCAACGGCGATCTGATGCTCATGGTCCACGCGCATGCGACCCGTCGCAAGGTGATCGAGGAGCCGGTGATCAACGAGTGGCAGCAGAAGTGGGTCGCCGCGATACAGATGCCAGGCATTGACTGATGGCCGTCCTCGCTGTGGCTGGCATCGGAGCGGTTGCCGGCTTGGGCATCGGTGCGGCTGCTGGCCTTACGACGTTCGCCGCCCTGGCAACTGCCGCCTCGATCGGCTTCTCGGTCGGCACGCTGGTTGGGCAACAACTGTTCCCCGAACAGGTTAAGCAGGAGGGCTCGCGGCTCAATGACCTCACTGTATCGAGTTCCGCGTTCGGCGCGGTAAGACCGATCATCTATGGCCGCGTACGGATTGCGGGCAACGTGATCTGGGCGACGCCGATACGTGAACAGAAGAACACGCAGAAGCACGGCAAGGGCGGAAGCGGCCCGTCTGTCACCAGCACGACCTACACCTACTTCAGTTCGTTCGCGCTCGCTCTATGCGAGGGGCCGGTGGATGCCGTGGTTCGCATCTGGGCCGACAGCAAGCTTATCTATGACTCGACCGGTCCGCAGATAATCCAGTCGCCAGGTTTCAAGTTTCGCTTTTATCCCGGCAGCGAGGACCAGCTTCCGGACAGCATCATCCAGGCCGATAAGGGTGCCGAGAACGTGCCGGCCTATCGAGGCACTTGCTATCTGGTGTTCGACGACCTGCCACTCGCCGACTACGGAAATCGCATGCCGAACGTCACATGCGAAGTCACCAAGATCCTCACGCCGTTATATCCTTATCAAACCTGGACGATGGCCGATGCTCCGGTCAGCGGCGCGGACTCCCTCGCCAAGGACGCAATGGCCATCGACTGGGATCGCAATCTCGCCTACTGGCAGGGGCAGAACCCATACACGCTGATCGTAGCTGACGCTGTGACGTTGCGTACGCTCCGTGAAGTGCCGATGACCGAGGTTCTCACCGATGGCACTGATGGTGGCAACTCGTTCGGCGGTGTTCTCCGTCCCGGCATGTTTGTCGGACCAGATGGGGCAATATACGTCGTATCATCTCCCGGGATCATACGGATCGACCAGAACACGCTGAAGCAGACTGCAGCGTTCCCAGACTTTGGCGGAAGCCCTACTGATTTTACGGACACCGGCTTCATTGATAACGAGTTCTTCGCGAGCATCAGTAGTTTCACCCCGACAGGAGAGCGGGCAGATTATTTGGTCTCGCTCGGCTTTTGGCACCAGTGGGGCGTTCTATCGATACCCGGGCTTGAGCATGTGGCTCATGGCGATGTCGGCTTTACCGGTTTCCCGATGGGCCTTGTTAGCGGCAAATGGGGGCTAGGGTTCGGTGAGGCATGGGCCATATGGAGGGGAAGCTTGGGGGGCGGGCCGAATATTTGGATAACCCGCATCCGCTTGGATGGTAGCACTTTCAGCAACGAGACGGCTGCGACATTCACTCCGGATATGTTCGATCCCGCCGCCCTTCAGTTCACCGGTCCGGCTAGATTGTTTCTGGTTTATGACGAGACCGATGACAGTCTGGTCTTCTTCTGCTCAACACAACTCAGTCCTGGTAATGACATTAAAAACTGGGTAGCGAAATGGTCTGAGGTAAGTGGCCTCGTCTGGATTACCGAGGTTCCCGCCGAGCCGGCCGCCGCGGTCAGCGGGCAAAGCCGCATTACTCATGGCACCATGGCCTATTTCACTCTTTCGGGTGTCACACAGGTATCCACCGCAACTGGTGCAATCCTAGTCGACCAGCCTGCCGCCCCATCCCCGGGTGGCTGGCCGATCGGCATAGGCAACATTCAGATCTACGACAGCGAAACACAAGCCGTGCTCGGTGGTTTCACTGAAGGCGTTTCGGTGCCTGGTAACGTGGCGAAGGCATTTATTGCCCGCAGGGACAGCACGTCAACGACGCTCGCCGATATCGTCACTGACCAATGCGAACGGGCTGGCTTTACGATCGCGGACTTCGACGCTTCGGCGCTGACCGATCCGATCGAGGGCTTCGTCATCAGCCAACGTGCGACAGTGACGGACGTTCTGACGCCTCTGCTCGGCGCATATCTCGTCGATGCGGTCGAGACTGATTACACGCTGCATTTTAAGCATCGCGCTGGAGCGACCGTCGCCAACGTGTCGCAGGACGACCTGATCCGTACTGATGAACAGTCGGCCGAACCCTATGTCGAGACACGGCAGCAGGAGATCGAACTGCCGATGCGTCTCACGATCACCTACATTGACCAAGAGCGCGACTACCAAATGAACACCGCAGCGGTAAAGCGCATCCGCAATCCCGATCCGACGGTCTTCTCCGACAACCAGATAGATATCCAGCTTGCAGCGGTGTTGACATCCACGCCTGCGAAGCAAATGGCCGAACTGTTGCTCTACACTTCCTGGAATGAGCGACATACGTTCGCGGCGCGTCTCTCGCCGGCATTCGACTATCTCGATCCGGCTGATGCCGTGCAACTGACCTTGAGTGACGGCTATACCGCGCGGGTTCGCCTCGGCAACATCAGCCTGGGCGTCGACTACTCGCTTGAGACCAAGCTGATCGGAGAGACGGACGGGCAGTATGTCTCGCTCGTGGAGGCTGATCCCGGCGTGCCGTGGTTTGGCTCCCACTTCATCACCGCTGCGGGCAAGTCGGAGCTCATTCTGCTCGATACGCCGTTGCTGCGGGATGTCGATGACATGGCCGGTCGCGCCATCCGTGGCTACTGGGGAGGCGGGCCGTTCTCTCGGTTCACAGCGTGGCCAGGCGCCGTGCTGCAGCAAGCGGATCCCAGCAGCAGTCTCTGGACGACCCTATCATCGGTCTCCAACGAGATGGCCTGGGGCTATGTCGAGAGTGCCGCCGCGGACTGGCCACCGATCTTCGCGACACAGGACGAGCTGCATGGCGGCGTCATGCGTGTGGGCATCATCGGTGGCAACTTCCTCCCGTCGTCGGTGACCGACCTCGATATGGCCAACTTCGCCAACCCGATCGCGTTGATCAAATCGAACGGCCAAGTGGAGATCATTCAATACCGGGATGCGACGGCATTGTCCGATGGGCGGTGGCAACTTTCCACACTGCGTCGTGGCCAGCGTGGCACCGACACCATGGCCTTTGGTCATACAAGCGGCGAGCTTTTCGTGTTCCTCGACGAGGGCCTGATTGATCTGCTGCAGATCCCACTTGGACAGCGCAATCTCAGCGAGTTCTGGCGTCTGGTGACGATCGGCATGTTGCCTGACGATGCCAACGTCGAGCCATTCGCTTTCCACGGCCGCGACATGATGCCGTATGCGCCGGTCAACGCTGAGCGCACCCAGGTTGGCCCAGATGTGGTGCTGACCTGGATCCGGCGCACCCGCGTCGGTGGCATGATGGAGGACGGCACGGACACTGCGCCGCTCGGCGAGGCCTCGGAGGCGTATGAGGTCTATTTGCTGGCGAGCGCAGATGATGCCCCGGCCTTCGATCCGACCGATCCAGCGACCTATCTGCGGGCCTATCTCGCCCTGTCTTCGCCGACCCTGACCTACACCGCAGCAGAGATGACCACCGACGGGTTCGATCCGGCGACCGGGACGATCTACGCGGTCATCTATCAGCTCTCGGCAGTCGTGGGACGCGGGTTCTCAACTCTGCACGTCCTGCCGTCGCTGGGCGGGCTGACGATCGGCCTTGAGGACGGCACTGGCGGCTGGGCCGGTTGGCTCTGGGGGTAAGATGGCTGACGTAAAAATCTCTGAGGCGACGCCGGCGGGCCCGCTGCTTGAAACCGATCTCGTGCCGATTGCGCGGGCGGGCACGGACATGCCGCTCAACGCCACGATGGCCGACCTCGCGACATACGTCACGGTGCTCGCGAGCACGCACCCGCCACAGATGTCGGATATGCCGCCGACCGCGGGTCTGGCGGAACAATATTCTCGCGCCGATCACGTTCATCCCACTGACCAGTCACGTGCACCGATCGATTCGCCGCAGTTCAAGGGCTCGCCGACGGCGCCGACGATGCTTCCGTCCGACTCCTCGAACGCAATAGCGACCACGAAATTCGTTCACGACCTTGGCCAATCCGGTACGCTCCGCACACAGACGCCGGCGATCGACGACAACTCCGAACTCGTGGCGACGACAGAGTATGTCCAGAACCAGGGATCGACCCAACCGCCGCTCATGGACGGCATGGCAACAGCCGGTGTGTCACAGCGCTTTTCGAGGGCCGATCATACGCATCCGGTCGATATATCGCGGGCCGCGGTGAGTGCGTTGCCTGCTGCATCCACCACCGCACCGATCATGGATGGCGCTGTGGCGGCGGGGACGGCGACGACTTTCGCACGCGGCGATCATGTCCACCCAAGCGACACGTCGCGCTACGCCGCCAACAATCCAGCAGGCTACGTCAATGCGGCTGGCGCTGCTGCGGCAGCTCCGGTGCAGAGCGTAGCCGCGCGCACCGGCACGATCACCCTCACCCACGCCGATATCACCGACTGGGCCGCGACGCTTTCCCCGTATGCGCTGACAACGTCCGTCCCGGCCGCGTCCAGCACGACGCCCAGCATGGATGGCACCGCAGCGGTAGGCACAGGCACTACGTGGGCGCGCGCCGATCACATCCATCCCACCGACGCCTCGCGCGCACCGCTGGCCGGCACGGTCACCAACGACAACGCCGCCGCGGGACAGATCGGGGAATTCCGGAGCGCGATACTGCTCCAAGCCTCGGCCGTCGCGCTGATGACCGGTGTTGACGCTGTCGTCGTGCAGGTCGCGCTGACCGCCGGCGATTGGGATGTGTGGGGCTCGGTGAGCTTCCAGATGACGAACGGGAATGCCGTGACGCTCCGCGCCTGGATCAATCAAGCAGCCAGCCAACCCTCGCTTGATCAGTTGGGCGGCAATGTCATCATGCCTGTGCCGAACAACGTGCCTCTGGCATCGCTTACGATCACCCAGCTTCGGGTATCCGCAGCGGCCGGCGTCACTCTGACGCTGGGTGCGACCGCAGCATTCGGAGGCACCATCACCGCCTTCGGTAAGATCATGGCGCGTAGGCGGAGATAGCAGATGGCGGTCTCACCGATCCTGCAGATACCGCTCGTCGCGCCAACGCAGAGCGATAAGACGACCACGCTCAACGACATGATCCTCGACGTCGAGGGCGCGGCAAACGACCAGCTCGACGTGGACATGTCGGCCGGCGACGTAACGCTGACCTCGCTGCAATACACCCGTTACAACGTCTTCAATTGCACGGGCCTGACGGCCAATCAGAATCTGATCGTGCCGCTGACGATCGGCGGGAACCCAGCGAAGCGCGTATTCGCGGTCCGCAACAGTTCATCCTTCGACGTGATCGTCGGTGGAGCGACCGGAGGCACGGTAACCGTTGTCGCTGGCGGCGGCACCGTCGTCCAGAACGATGGCACCGACTGCGTTGGATACGGCGCCGGCGGCCCGGGCCCGCCTGGTATCTCCGGACCGGCCGGTGGCGCGGTCGGCATCAGCTACGTGTTCGATACGACGACCACGAATTCGGATCCAGGCAGCGGCAAGCTCCGCCTGAATGCGGGAACACAGAACGCAGCGACCGCGATCTTCGTCGATCTGCTGGACCAGGCCGGCACTGATTGGACTGCGGTGATCGACACCTTCGACGACAGCGGCAGTTCGCCAGCCGGGACGATACGTGTCTTCAAACGGGCGGATCCCACGCATTGGATCGTATTTCACGTAACGGCAGTAGTGAGCCACACAGGGTATCGGGAACTGACCGTGGCCGTGGTCGGCTCCTCAGCCACCAACCCATTCGCCGCGGCAGACGAGATCTCGTTGACGTTCGACCGCACGGGTGACATCGGGGCGACGGGGCCTGCCGGTGCCACGGGGGCCGCCGGCGCGACTGGCGCGACTGGCGCCACAGGTCCCACGGGCGCGACAGGGGCGACCGGACCTGCCGGGCCGACCGGACCTGCTGGTGCGGGCTCGGTCACCAGCATTGCCACCACAGGCGCGGGGATCTCGGGCGGCCCGATCACCACCACCGGAACGCTCTCGGTGCAATGGAATGCCGGGGCAGTCAGCGCACTATCGGGCCTGACGCTGACGAGCGGCACTCTGGCGGCGACCCCGGCGTTCTCGGCGGTCACCGGCTCGGTGAGCTACGCACAACTGCCTACCGAAGTGCAGCAACTCCCGATTGCTTTCGCGTTCTCGGGGAAGCCTGCGACCGGGGCCACCGTGAATGTGCCGATGGCGTTCGCCGTGACTATCCCCGCGAGCCTCGCTGGAACGGTGGTGTATGATGTCACGCTCGCCACCAGCTCCGCCGTCTTCACCCTGAACAAGATCTCTAGCGGGTCAACGACGGCGCTCGGCACTGTAACGATCACGTCTTCCTCGCATACCAGTGCGACATTGGCGGGCGCTGGCGGATCGCTTGCCATCGGCGATGTGCTCCAGTTGGTGGCCCCGACGCAGGACGCCACACTCGCTGACCTCGGAATCACAGTGTTAGCGGCGAGGGTCTGATGACGTGGAATTTTGGCGACGGGTTCGACCTGTACGCGGCGGTGACGGATCCCACCAATGGCTATTGGGACAGCGGCGTAGGCGGTAGCGGATTTGTTTTCGTGGCGGGCCGGTTCAGCGGCAGTCAAGCACTGCAATCCTCCACGAATTCTGTGTATCTGACCAAGACATCCGGTGTGAATGATGCGGTCCATCACATCGTTTGCGCGTTCATGCAGACAGCGGCAATCACCGGCACCACATCAGGAATGTATCTCGAGTTGTTTGATGGCGCGACGGCGCAATGCTCCATCGTGTTTCGTAGCGACGGCGCGATCCTCCTCACGTCAGGCGGCCCAGCAGGAACGACATTGGACACCTATACCGGCGCCGCAACCACGATCAACACATGGTATGCGTTCGAGATCGAGGTGGTGATCAACAACACGACCGGCAGTTGGGCAGTGCGCAAGAACGGCAACACCAGCAATGACCATGCACTGGGGTCGCTGAACACACGCCCGACATCGACAAACAACTACGCGAACAAGCTGACGGTCGGACGAAGCGCGACGGTCAACCAACAGACGCTTGACGACATCTTCTGGCAAAGCGGTGCATCGACTGGGACGTGGCTGGGCGACATTCGCTGCTTCGCGCGCATGCCATCCTCAGACTCCAGCGTGCAGTTCTCGAAAACACCGACCACCAATACTCAATCGCCTGTCACAGCATCCACGACCGCTTCTATTACAGCTGGCACGGCCCGCTATAGTGCCTTCACCGCTGCTTATGATGGCACGATCGGCTCGGCGACGATCTCACTGGGGAGTGGCTATACCGGAAATCTAAAGGCCACCATTTTCGCTTCTTCCGGAAGTGCACCCACGACCGTGCTTGGTTCCGCGAATACCGTTACGAACCCAGCTACCGGCTCCAACGCATTGACCTTCGGCACGCCTGTCAGCGTGACCAAAGGAACGCAATACTGGATCGGCTTCGATAGCGACACATCATCGGGAACATGGAGCGTCGCCAGCGGCACGACCGGTCTCAGCAGCACGACGGCTTACGCAAGCTTCCCGGCCGCATCGCCGACCACGAGTGCCGCTGCTGCCATCGTCTGCTCGCTGACCATAACCCTCGGCGGAAACTACGCTGCGGTAGACGAGGCTCAAGAAGACGCCACCACCTCCTACGTCTACGACAGCACCGTCAACGACGTTGACCTCTACGGTATCGCCAGCATCTCCTCGACGCCGGCTTCTATCATCGCCGTCACGACGCGGGCATATATGCAGAAGTCTGATGCCGGATCCCGCACGGCCGCGGTGCAACTGAAGAGCGGTAGCACAACCGTCGCATCATCGACGCTCACGCTCACGACATCTGGCTGGCAGTGGGCGTGGCGAACCGATCTGACCGATCCCGACACCAGCGCCGCATGGACGGCGAGCGGCGTGAATAACGTCACTATCGGGCCGAAAGTGATCTCGTAGCTATGGCGAACACTAGCTGGAACTCATCGGACAAGAGCGCCAATGTCACGTTATCCGGCAGCAATCTGATTGCGACCACAAGCGGATCAGCCGCTTGGGTTCGGGCGATCGACAAGCAGGTCACTGGAAAATTCTATTGGGAAGGGAAGCCGACCGTTTGGGGCAGCGCCAACACTGGCATTGGGTTCTGTCCGGTAGGCGTCACTGCTCCAACCCCCACGGCGTCCGGAACGTGCGTCGTGATCAAGAGTGGCGCTATCAACATCGATGGCGTCAGCAGTGGGTCCACGCTCGGCGCCCGCGCCGCCAACGATATCATCGGCATCGCGCTTGATTGCGGCGGCCGCCTCGCTTGGTTCCGGGTTGCGCCCAGCGGCAACTGGAATGGGAGTGCCACAGCGGATCCGGGGGCCGGCGTAGGCGGCATTTCAATTGGCGCTGCCGGTGGCGGAGGTATTCCGGCTTTCCCGCTCGCTGTGATGGGCGCCAATCTGGATTCGATAACCGCGAATTTTGGTGACACGGCTTTCTCGGGCACAGCCCCCAGCGGTTTCACATCCGGCTTTACCTCAGGCGCGACGCCATCCAGCAACGCGCTTGCCACGCAAGTCGGCCTCGAACATTGGTTGGCGACCAATCCGCAAGCACAGGTTACGCAGGTCGCACTGGAGATGTGGGCGTCAAATAGCAGCGTCACCGTGCAGGCCGTGGCCACGCAGGTTGGTTTGGAGATGTGGGCTTCAGTCGCTGTGGCGGGTGGCGTTGCTCAGGAAGCCCGCGCCGTGATCCTGGCTTAGGCGTACTACCCAGGCCGCCGCCAGAACAAAACTAGCCCCTGTGATTCACCCCCCGATTCGCGCACCGAGTCGGGCGAGCCGCAGCCGCCGTTCCTCGGCCCATTTGGCAGCGATCCTGGCCTGTTGGGCGGCGGGATCCATCACCGGCAGTGCTGCGACCTTCAAGCTGACGGTGTAACCAGATTCAAGCTTTAAGCTCTTGATAGGCGGTGCAGGCTGAGTCGGCGGTGCCCCCTCCCCTGCCCTGCTGCCCGGCAGGATCAGCACATAGGCGTTGCTGGTCTGCTCGGCCCGCCAGCCGGTGCGCACGAGCCGGCGATCCCAATCCAGCAGCCCGACGGCCTTGGCGTCCGCCAGGGCCCGCGCGACCGTGCTCTCCCCCACACCAGCCTCCCCCGCCAGACAGGCGTGGGACGGGTCCAGGCGCCCGTCCTTGGCCAGATAGTCGGGTAGCACCTCCAGCACCCAGCCGCCCTTGGGGCCGATCTGCCCGGCCCTGACGTGGCGATGCACGAGGCGCCGCCAGATACCCTTCTCATCGCGGTTCATCGGCCGGCGGCGGCCGTCACCGAACACCGAGCCGCAGTGCCAGGGTCGGATACGATCGGAACTTGGTCTGCGCGTCGTCATGGTTTCTCCCCCATGCCGAGGCCAGCCTTCAGGACGCGCGCCCCCGCAGCCAAAGCGAGGCTTGATTTTCGGCGCTGCTTGTCTGATGATCCGGATTGCGAGGCCAGATCATCAGTTTGCTTTGGGGGCCGTCCTTCTTGGGCGGCCTCGACTATTTCTAGGTCATTGCATCACTCCAACCGCCTGCGATTCGCGGCGGATCAGCCTGCCACAATCCTGAGATAGCGGCGAGCGCGGCCCCATGGCCGTCGCTTTGGCACGGGAAATTATGCATCCTGTGTGCAGCCATGGGGCAGTTCTCGAGCTAGCTCTATGGTCAGGGGCGTGGCCGGGGGTCAGAGCCCGGCTGCGTCCCGCCTCAATTCTGCAACTATCCCGACTAAAGCCGCAATCCCTACGCGCGGCCGTCGACAATTGTGGCATCTGGCGTTTCACCGGGGTGATCTCTCGAAAACGCTGCGCCATTGATTTTGCTGGGCTCAACTGGCTCAGGCGCAGCCAATCTGGCGGTTCCGGTTCGTCTACTCGGTGGTTTCGGTGGCTCTACGCCGAGCGTCTCGCCGAGGAGGCGATGCACCCGGCGGCGCAGCCACTGCGGTAGCTCCAGCGCGGCAAGGGCGATCAGCCGGTCCTGGTCTACCTTGAGAGGCCCCATCACGTCATGCGCGGGAACAGCGTTCCCACGTCCTGCGGCCACATAGGCGCGGATCGCCTGCCCGAGCCAGACCGCCGTATTGATGTTGAGGTTGGCAGCGGCCTGGACTGCCGCCTTGCTGTCGGCCTCCTCCATGCCTCTGATCTTCCATTCATGCGCCATCGGCTGTTCCCACGTCTTGTTCCTACACGTTGCCACGCTGCATCATGTGGGAACCGTGTGGCAACGAGGCGTGGGAACATCCGGTTCCGACTGTGGCGAAAATGCAACAGGTGTAATCGGCGGTGATCCCCGTTTACATGAGTTGGTCGAGGAGGGACTGATGCCCGAGTTCAGGCCGACGATCTGCATCGACTTTGATGGCGTCATCCATAGCTACGAACGCGGCTGGCAGGATGGCACGATCTACGGCGAGGTCGTCCGTGGCTTCTTCGAGTGGGTCGAGCGGGTGCGCCATGATTTTGAGCTGGTGATCTACAGCAGCCGCTCGAAGGACGAAGCCGGCATCATCGCAATGACGATGTGGCTGCATGAGAAGCGCAACGAGTGGATCAAAGCCGGGGGCGAGCGTCACCCGACCGAGCCACTGACGTTCAGCTTCGCCGACAAGAAGCCGTCGGCCTGGCTGACGATCGACGACAGGTGCATCCGGTTCGACGGAAGCTGGGACAACCCGCAACTGGAGCCAGCCGCCATGCGGGCGTTCAAGCCCTGGAACGCAGCTTGGCGGGACAGATGAACGACCGCGAGGCTGGCGGGTAGGCGTAGCCGATGCTCACCGCCAGCGCATGTGCCCGCGCATTCTCTCGTTGGGCGTAGGGCACATACGCCTCCATCGCATCAATCGCCGCACGCACGGCTGCGAGGGGGACTGT